GCACATCAGTTGGGATTAAATCGTTCATTGGTTGTAATATGGCACTTTATACGCCACACCATTAACGGTCACATTAATGAATCCCACAGGGTTTGCAGGCAATGTTGCTGACCCTGCCGTGGCAGTAGTCGCGCTGGTAAAGTTCAACAGGTTAATGAAAAACTGCTGCCATGCCCGTGTTGGCCTTTTGGTCTGTCCATCCAAGAATTCAGACTGCGGATATGGCTGGCTTTGTGGTGTAGGTAGCATCAGTTTTCCCCTACGCTAGATTTCAAGTTGGCAGAAATGATGACCGCCTTTACAGGGTCAGAAATTGAAACTTCAAACACACGATCCCGCGCAGTACCCAACCGCCGCCAGATGGCACGGTTTGCATACTTGCCAATCAGACCAATCGTAGTCCAATGTTCGTTTGACCAAGTAGAGCCGCCGTTGTCTGACCACCGCAGCATGGCTTGCGGGTTTTCCCCTTGTCCTGTGGAAAGACCAACACCGGGCTGGAACTGAATCTGCAATTCATCAAAGTATTCCCGCTGGAAGTCTGACACCAGATGCGGCGCACGGCGCAAACGCCTAACGTGCTGACCATCATCTGTGTAATTTAGCTTGTCAAGTTTGTAAATCTTGCCATTGGCGTAGTCCCCAACCATTACCAAGCCTTGGAATTCCGCGCAGCAATTGCCCCTTGCACGTTCATATTGACCTAAGTTGTTTGTGTACAACCACTTATGCCACATTCCTGATGCAACGTCATAAGCCCATGTCAAATTAATTGATGGAAAGCTGATAACGTAAACTTCGTGGCCTTCAAGCTGGTAAGTCCATGCAACAGCATCGCTGACCACTTGATTTGTTAAAGAGTTTTCAACCGCATGGGTGGAAATCCTTGTGGGTACATAGCCATTCATTTGCACAATTTGCGATTGACCGCGAATGTTTCGGCTTAAATATGCAAAAGAATTGCCAAGCCGCGCCACGCTAAATGGGGCTGCAATGCCGTGCTGGGTCGATGTGCCGGGGATTCGCTGGAATGGAAAAGGGCTTGTTCCCGCATCAATCCACACCTCGCTGGAAACCTCCCCCAACAAATAAACCTCACGGTGGTCAACAATCAATGCAACCAAATCATCAGGCGCACCATCTTTGCTACCAAAACTCAACGCTGGCGAAATAGGCGACAAAGCCGCAGATGCACCAAACTGCTGGGTATCAGGACGGTTGTACACAAAGTAGTTGTCCACAATGTCCACAGAAGTGGCGCTGGTAAATGCCCCATCAGTGCTAGGCAGAACCGACCAATTCAAGCCATACAGCGTTCTTGAAGTCACTGTTTGGGAATTGTTAACCGTGTATGTTCCAACGCCGCCTGTGCCTGTTCCAAGCGCTGTGATGATGGTTTGTGCTGTTACTGTTGACCCTTGGATGGTTTGACCCACAACCAAAGTTCCGCTAGTTACCGCAGACACTGTTAGGGTTGTCCCTGATATTGCGCCAGTAACAACCGCGCCCACTGTGGCGCTGTTCATTTGTGTGGATGCCACAGATTGACTTTGGTTAATAGTGTAAGTACCAACACCGCCAGTTCCAGTACCCAAAGCAGTAATGACGGTTGATTGAGTTACGCCTACGCCAAACAATGCCTGATTGATGGCAATTGTTCCATTGGTAACTGCGGTGACCGTCAAAGTTGTGCCGCTAATTGATCCAGTAAAGACCGCTGCGGAGGGGCTAGAAATGCGCCATGTGTAACGATTCTGACCGTCCACAATGTAAACATTCACACCGTTATCAGTGATACCCACAATCCCAGAAGATGTGTTTAATTGACCCACCATTGTGGTGGTGTAGGTGGAAGTTAAAGCATAAACATACGGGCCACAAACCGCCACCAAAATGTCGCCACCAGATAGGGTTCGCATTCCCCTGACTTCTTCTTGATTTTCAAATAAAACCAATGCAGTCAGCCCCGGCGTTGGGTACAGCGCCACCACCCCACGTTCACCCTGCTGTTTCAAAGGGTCGATTTCAGGCACAAAATTGATGCACTCTTGGGCATCTTGGTAAATGCTGGGCGCTTCGTAAGATGGGCCAACAAAGCCAAAATCAGGCATTAGGATTTTCTCCTAATCAGTGATTTGATAGTTGATTTGTTTGCATTCATTTTTTTTGCAATCATGCTCATGGTTAATCCATCTTGACGCAAATCCATGATTTCTTCAATTTGCTGATTGGTAAAAACAGAACGATGATGATCGCCGCCAACTTTATGTTTTACTCTGCCTTTTTGATGCATATCCAAATTGTTTTCTCGCAAAGTTGCTATTTGCAAATGATTTGGATTGCAACAAATACGATTGTCGCAAAGATGCATTAAAAAGCCTTTTGCTTTTTTATTGGTTGGCGCTTTTAATTCAATCATTTCTGGATTTGCTAAATTAAAAATAACTCTATGGGCGTAATAACCTTTGTCATTAATCCAAGTTCGCCCATATCCATTTTCAATTGATCCCTTCCAAGGCCAGCATTCATTTTTACTTTTAACATCAACTTTACTCCACAACACTTCTGGCGTGTTTTGAGGTTTTCCAGCTTTCATGGCAATTCCTTTTTAAAACCACCATTCTAACTGTTTTATAAATCATCGGAAGCCGCCGTCCATAATGAAGCCAGCGTCTTTTGCCCGTCCAACCATCAACGCATCTGGATAGCGCGACACTTGTGCTGGGCGCATATTGGTGCGCTTGATCGTGGCTTTTGCTTGACCAGCATAGGCATTAATCATTTGAATCTGGGTTGCAGAAGCCTTGCCATACATAGGCATGAGGCGTTCAGCCAAGCACCACCGCAACGCCATGTTGTAGCCCTGTGGCAGCGCAATTGTGTCGTACAACGAACCGAACGTGCGGAAAATCGTGCTGGTAAACAAATGCAGTTCACCAGATGACGGGTTAGGGAAAACATACAACGTTCCCAGATTTTCGCTGGGTTGGTAGTAAATCATCTTCGCCCACGGGCCGTTCAATTGCTTGATGCCCAAGGATTGGTATTCTTCCAAACTCAGGATTGCCACAGGGTAATCCAAATAGCCACCAGCTATATTTGAGCCGCCTTGCTGCGTAGCAACCCGCACAAACGCTGATTCAATGGTCAGAGGGCGTTCATAGTAGGCAGTGATTGTGGTGCTTGCCACGGTCTGGGAAATGCTGACAGTGTATGTGCCGCCCTCATTGACGTTACCACCCGCGCCAGTGCCAAACCCCACAATGGTTGTGCCTGCCGCAATGCCTGTGCCAGTAATGGTCATGCCCATTGTGATAGCGCCAGAAATTACGCCATTCACAGGAACGGTCAGGGTTGTGCCTGCGATTGAACCTGTAAAGGATGCACCCACCGACCCAGACGGGCCAAGGGTGTATTGCACGGTATTCTGAACGGTTTGGAAAATGATTTCGGTCTTGTAGAAAACCATCATGTTTTCGTTTGACCACTGGGCGCACATATCATTCAGCATATCGAATGAGTCTTGGGCATCATCTGCTGATGGCGATTCACCAGATGCCAATGCACCAATATCTTTAAGCGCCCTGCTGATAATGTCGTAAGGAGTCGTCATTTATTACACCTTTGGCACAAATTTCTGTGGTAACCAAGGGGCAACAACAACTCCATTCCCCATCAGGGACGCTAGTTGTTCCTCTAATCGTGATTTTATAAGGTTTATTCCGTTTTGGGTAGTCTCATTTTCAATCCATGATGCCACATCAGCTTCAGTCACTTCATTAAATGGCTTTTTCAAGATTTTGTCGCTAAACCACCAATTGCCCTCAGTTTCCACTTTTTCGCCTGTGTCAGCTTCAGCAGTCACATGATATTTGGCGTGTGTGATCAGGTCATCAGTTGCGGAGACTTCAAGAATTTTCCATGCAAATGTTGTCATGGCATAGCCGCTTTGATCTCGTCAGGAGTGGTTGCCGCATCAATGGCAGTCTGCATAGTGGCGTATTTGTCCCGAACTGCTTGCCTTGCCGTTTCTGCCGCTGTTGCCTCAGATGGAATGGTTGCCTTGATGTCCAAAGGCGCAAACTCAGCAGATCGAGCTTCTCTGCGCTTGTCATGGGCAATGGTCTTAGCTTTGTCAATGTTAATGGTAATCATTCTGAATACTCCCATGCGTTGCGGAATGTGCGATCTGATGGAATGTCAGCAACATCCACAATCTTGTAAGGCTTGCCAGCAGGAACATCCTTGGCAGCAATTTCCTCAATGGTTAAACCGCACTCAACGGCTGGAACAATGACCGCAACACCGCCATCGTCTGTTGGGTAAATGATTCTTGAGTTCATTGTTTTCCTTTATGGTTATCGGAATATAGCCACATTAACTTGAGCGCAATCAGCAGAAATCACACCGGGTTGTTCTGATGAAACTCTACAAGCCGAAGTTGTTTGGGCAACTGAATTTGTACGAACAATTACTTGCGCCCCAGTAGCATCTATACCCATTCCTACAGGGCAATAATTTG